AGGTACTTTCCATTCTAGACACAAAGTCCACGGTAATGGTAAGCACAGAGCGGCACTTGACCGGAAAAGCCTTTTCGTTTCAGTCACTTAGGAAGGTCGCGCCAGCAACTTCGATTCGATCGATAGTCATTCACAATGAATTCAAACTTTCTAACCTCCTTGTTTTCAACATCTTGTCGAAAATGGGCGGGTCAGAAACTGAGAGCCAATTGCTATTCTCAAATCGGGCGAAAGGAAATCTCGCCAACGGAGCCGGATGAACGACGCGAAAAACGAGGAAATACGATGGCGAGATATTGGTTACAACCCGCTGCCTTCCCAGGCGCGATTCCACCGTTTGAGTACCAGATTCAAGGGTTTCTCGGGGCCAGTAGGGTCGGGAAAGAGCGCCGCGCTTTGCCAAGAGGCAATCCGATTGGCCTACCAGAATCCGGGACGACTGGGTCTGCTTGGAGCACCTACTTATCCGATGTTAAAGGATGCAACACAGCACAGCCTATTAGAGATTCTAGACCGGGCTCGAGTGCCCTACGAACATAACAAGTCGCACAACTACGTGGTTCTGAAAGACTGCGAAGCGAAGATTTTGTTCCGGTCAATGGAAGAGTATGAGCGGTTGCGCGGCACGAACCTGGCGTGGTTCGGTTTGGACGAATTGACCTATACTGCCGAGGAAGCGTGGCTGCGACTGGAAGCTCGATTGCGAGACCCGCTCGCCAAAGCGCGGTGTGGGTTTGCCGTCTGGACTCCCAACGGACACGACTGGGTCTATCGTCGCTTTGTGGAAAACAGGATCAAAGGCTATGGAACGGTCTTGGCGAAACCGTTCGAGAATCGCTACTTACTATCCGCGGTTCCGGACTATTATGAGCGGCTGAAACATAGTTACGATGTGCGCTTCTATGAGCAAGAGGCTCTGGGAGCCTATCACGAATCGGGCAAAGACCTGGTCTACAGCGCCTTTCAGCGCGATCGGAACGTGAAATTGATTTCCGTCGAAGGAAGAGAGCCGCTGCTGTGGACGCTCGATTTCAACGTTGACCCCATGTGCTCGCTGGTAGTCCAGCGGTCAGGTAGTCGATTGAGTGTAATCGACGAGATTGTTATTCCTCGAGCGTCGACTGAAGAAGCATGTGAAGAGTTCGTGCGACGGTTCCCCCGGCATCCGGCAGGAGTGAGGGTTACAGGCGATGCTTCCGGTAACCATCGCCAGACTTCAGGGACCACTGATTACGACATGATCCGGCGTTTTTTTTCCCGAACCGGACTAAGAACGATAAGTTACCATGTCCCGGCAGCCAATCCGCGCGTCGCCGATCGAGTGCGATTGGTGAATGCGAAGTTGCAGAATGCGGCAGGGGAAGTGGAGCTCTTTGTGAGTGATCGGTGTAAAGAGTTACTCAAAGATTTCGCCGAGGTGCGATATCGCGACGGCACGGGATTGATCGATAAAGACGCGGATTCAAGGCGGACTCATCTTTCGGACGCGCTTGGCTATCTAGTTTGGCAAGAGTTCGGACCGCGACCCGTTATGGGCGATAAGACGTTTCCGTTGTTCTGAACATGATTCGAACAAATCATCTTTTGGGTGAAAAGACAGTTATTGCAAGGAGTAGTGGATTTATGCTTGATATCACGCGCGAACATCCCGACTATGTGAGAAGACGAATTAGTTTTCAGACTTATCGCGACCTCTACGCGGGCGGGGAACAGTTCATACGCAACGCCTACCAATATTTGACACCTCGTCACAAAGAGCCGGAGCGCGTGTACGCAGAACGTGCAAGTCATGCTTACTATGAGAACTATATCGGTTCGATTATCGATTGGTACGCGGCAACGTTATTCCGTCGTGAGCCCGTAATCACTCTCGAAGGCGATAACCCGAGCGGCAAACGATTCTTCGGGCAGTTAAACGATGACTGCGACCGCAAGGGAACCGCGCTTACAGACTTTTTTCGCGGCTGCTTCATCGACACGCTGGTGCAGGGCGCTTCGCATATCCTGGTGGATTTTCCCCGCACTCAGCAGGCCCCATTGACACGGGCCGATGAAGACGCGCGCGGTGTTTCTCGAGCTTTCCTGGTTCCCTACAATTCGGAAGAGCTCATCAACTGGAGCCGGGATCCCGATGGTAATTACGAATGGGTCGTTTTACGGACGGAGCAGTTGCGCCAGGAGCGGATCGATGTAGGCGACTGGACGCCGGAGAAGCGCTGGCTCTATCTTGACCGCACCGAGTATCGACTCTGGCGCCAGGCCTCAAGGCCCACCGGCGGGAGCCCAATTGAAATTGAAGATCACGGTTTACATGCGTTAGCGAAGTTGAACCGTGTACCGCTATTTGACCTCCGCGTGACAGATGGCCTGTGGCTCATGAACAAGGCCGCCTCCCTCCAATTGGAGCACTTTAACAAGTCAAACGCACTTTCGTGGGCTCTTACGAATGGCTTGTTCGCGACGCCGGTAGTTTACAGCGACAAGGAACTCACCCAGAGTATCGGTGAGAGCTACTTTCTCCAATTGGGCGCCGGCGACCGCTTTGGGTGGACCGAGCCGCAAGGTAACGTGCACCACATCGCGTCCCAGAACCTCGAACGGCTCCAACAGGAGATCTACCGCGTTTCGTATCTATTGGCCCAGGCGGGAGGCCCTACTAATGGTTCGCAATCGGGTCTTAGCAAACTGCGCGATTACGCAATCACCATCGAAATTCTGCGCGGATTCGGCGACTTAGTCAAAGATACGATGAAACGGATCCTTCGCACGATCGAAGCGACTCGAGAGGACAATCTGGCAATCGATGTCGCTGGCCTGGATGAATTCGATATTGGTGACTTTGGCAACGATCTGGATGAAGCCGAGCGGCTCCTGAAGCTCGGGATTCAATCTCCGACGATGAAGCGCCAAGTCTTTAAGAAACTCGCGCTCAAATACCTTTGTGATGTACGCCAGGAGCTTAAAGATCAGATTGCCGCGGAGATAGACAACACGACGGTCGGATAAAACCTACAACGATTTTGCGCGAACCTTTTGGCGGCAGTTGGGTGGATCTCGCTTCAGGCGGGAGCTCTCAACTTCCGCCGAGTTTTTTGAAAGGAACTTCGATGGAAGAAGACAACAACAAGACCCAGCCCGATGTCCGCGATGTCATTAGGCAGGCGATTACAGACTTCGTGGCGACCGAACAATCCAAAGCTGAACCGGCCTACAAAGCCGAGTTGGCTGAGGAACGGAAACGGCGGGAGCAACTCGAGCGCCGGATGAACGAAATGGCCGAGGAAAATCGAAAGAACCGCGCAATGGCGGAGGAGGCGGAGCGCACGTCCACCATCCGCGGTGAACTGCAGCGTCTCGGAGTCGTGAAGCTCGACCTTGCCTATCGGGCAGTGAAGGACGATATTCAGCGAACCGACGATGGGCGATTGATCGGGCGTCAGGATGGCGAAGACGTAACGATCCAAAGTTACCTAAAGCAGTTCGTCGAGGAAAATCCGGAGTTACTGCCAGCCCGCATCAACAGCGGTCTTGGTACGGGAGCGACTCGCGGAGGAACATCCCATTCCGCGACAACCTCGAATCTCGACTTGGACCGGATCCGTCCGGGGATGAATCCAGAGGAGCTCGAGCGAGTCAGGCAGGAGATCGCCCGTGTGGCGAACCAATCCTTGAAGACGAGCTAGTTGCTCGTAGAACGTGAACTTTTCGCAAACTTAGGCCGGGGAACAGTAATTTCCCAAGCCTGGACAATTAACTAACTAAGTCAAAGGAGACTTTCGAATGCCCATGATTACTTCCGCAAATCTCGCGCAAGCGATTGTTAAGCTCGTGGCAGCCGACGCGCTGCCGGCCCTGGTGGGTAACCTCGTGCTGGGGAACCTCGTGAATCGGGACTTCGAGCCGACACTATCGCAAGCGGGCAACACGGTCAACGTGCCGATTCCGCCGGTGATGGTGGCGAACAATATCGCCGAGGCTGGGGAAATCCAGCCGCAGAGTCCGAATCTAGGCAATGCCCAGATCGTTCTCGATACCCACGCCGAAGCCAGTTTTCAGATCCCAGACGTTACGAAGGTCGTCGCGGTGCCAGAGTTGCTGAAGCTCTATATGCAGCCCGCGATCGCCGCGTTGGCTGAACGGGTGGAAAGTGACTTGATGGCGTTGGCACAACAGTTCACCGCCAACAGCCCATTGGGTGTCGGTGGTACGCCACTTACCGAAGCTTTGGTGGACTCGGCGGAAACGGCGCTCTTCAATGCCAAGGTTCCGGCCGGCCAGTCAAAGTACTTGGTGGTCGACCCCACTGCCTATTCGCAGTTACGACAAATCGCCCGTTTCAGCGAGTACCGGACGGCCGGTGAGGCCGGGCTGCGAGCCTTGGTGGAAGGCAACGTGGGCAGAATAAAAGACTTCTACGTCTTCCGCTCGCAGTTTGTCGCGAAATCAGGCAACGCTCCCCAGGTTAGCTACAATCTGGCCTTCGCAAAAGATGCGATCGGGCTCGCGATTCGCCGCTTGCCGCAGCCCATTCCCGGCACGGGTGCCATCGCTGAATATGCCGAGATGGGCGGATTCGGCGTGCGGGTGTTGATGAGCTATCAACCGAACACCCTAGCGCAACAGTTCACGGTGGATATCCTGTACGGCACCGGAATTCTTCGTAACAACCACGGCGTTCAAGTACGCACCTAATACGAGTTTCCTTCTTGGTGCATCGCGACTATCTCAGGATAGTCGCGGTGCGCCCGTCAACCAACGCACGCGTCCAACGCCTAGACTCCCTATTTTCAACTCTCACGTAGGAAAACCATTATGAATCTTCGAGATTTTTACGCAAAAGTCCGCAATACTCTGGCAACCATCGAAAGTCCTTTCGTGGTACTTGTCAGCAAGAACACGCCTGACGGCGGCAAAGAAGGGGTCATGACACTTGTAAAGCGAGATACGGCAGCGCGTCTAATCGTTGAAGATCGAGCGCGCTTAGGGACGGACGCTGAGTCCGCTCTTTACTTTACTGACCAAAACGCAAAGCGAGACTCGGTCGAGGCCGAACGCCGTTTCTACTCAACCAAGCTTGGATTTCAAGGCGCAGAAATTGTAGAACAGTTCTGCGAATTGCAGGGCGAAATGAATCCGAAGTCTCCGAAGCGCCCGAAATAGTCCCCGCGAGAAAGGAACGGAAACGCCATGGCACTCTTTAACGACGGCCCAATCTCCTCGCTTGACGACTTACGGGTTTATGAAACTTCTTTGCTTGACACCGCCAGTATCGAAGGTGTTAGCCTAACAAACAAACTGGACTTGGCACAACAGGAACTAGGGGGAGAGATACTGCGCTTCCTGATTCAACAATTGGAGCCGACGCAATCCGTAGACCCCAGCAAGTTAGACCAAGTGGTAGCAACCGAGCCGCTGCGCCGCTGGCATGCGCTGAGAACGCTTTCTGTGTTCTTCCGAGACGTCCATCACAATCAACTGAACGATCGCTACCGGGCAAAATGGAGCGCCTACGAATCGGAAGCCAGGAATGCGGCACGTTTGCTTTGGGAAGTGGGGGTCGGACTAGTGACCAGTCCGCTCAGGCGACCCGCGCCGCCTAAGTTAGACACCCTGTCGGCAGATGACGAATTTCCTCAGTTACTCTTCAAGGTGACTTGGGTAAGGGCAACGGCCGAAGAAAGTGCTGCTAGTGACGCGGTATTGTTTCCCGGCGGAGGCGGCGGCAAGCCACAACTGACTACAGACAACCCGCCCGCGCGAGTGACCGGATGGCACGTCTACGCGGGGCCAACGGAGGGTCAGTTGACCCGCCAAACTTCCGCAGCCATCGCGCTCGGCGACCCTTGGGTTATGCCTTCGAATGCTTTGGTCAGTGGACCGAGCGTTCCGTTCGGGCAGGCGCCTGGCCAGTACATTAGGCTTCAACGACTAATCTTTAGAGGATAACTCCATGGCACGAACTGCACGAAACGCGCTTCGCATCTTGGCCGATCAGATGCAGGCTGAAACCGGCCTCGCCTTTACAGTCGATGCGGTGGCGGAAAGAGAGAACACAGCTCTTCTTCCGATCACTGCAACCCACATCGTATCACAACACGCAGCCGCCGAGTTACTCGAAAAGAGTGCGGGCGCACAATATCCAAGAGTCCATCTTTACTGCGAAAAGATCACGAACCATCTGAAGGAGAAATTTAGGACTTTTTCCGGGACGATCTGTTTGGTAGCTGAGGTGCGAGTTTCTCAGGACCGAACTGAAAACCTTGAAACTTCGCTGATGCTGTATGTGGACGCGGTCACCGACGTACTCGATAGCCACCGTGGGGACTGGGGCGGCGGCTTCTTCTTCACCGGAGGATACGAGGTAGGCTTTTCGCCGATGAAACACGGCGGGAAGAACTTTATTCAAGCCGCGAAAATCTCATTCGAAATCAACGCCAGCCAAGGGTAGTCCCCAACGCAGGGCAACTGTATTGTCAAGATATCCGATAAGCACTCATAAAAGGAGTATACCGATGGCCTGTTACATCTCGTCCAACAATAATCGTTTCTACGTGGCCTTGGAGCCGTCATATGGCGAAGTATCAGCCGTTGCAAACGCCCGGCGCTTTGCGGGCATCCAGCTGAAGACACGCCAGCAGTCCTTGCAACTCGATCGCCGGGATAAGACGGGAAGCCGCACCTTCCTTGGCCTGCCAGAGACCGTGAAGCGTCAAACCTCATATCAGCTCCGTTCGTATCTATCGGGCTGGAACGTCCAAAACATCGAACCGTCCCAGGGCACGCTGTTTCGAGCGGCGCTCGGAGCTCCGGTACGACTTGCGCCTGGATTGACGCTGACGTCAGCATCGGGGACGAGTCTGACTTTCACGGGCGCGCATAACTTGGAACTCGGACAGGCCGTCGCCTTTGGATCAGAGATTCGATTTGTTTCGGCGATCACAAACTCCCAAACTATCGTCGTCAACGTACCGTTCACGTTGGCTCCCACGGCCGGAATCGTCTTTGGACCTACGGCTTCCTATGCACCGGCGAATAGCCTGCCGAGTTTCAACGTCTTCGACTACTGGACGCCTAACACTGCGGTACACCGAATCCTCGCGGGGACGGCGGTCGATCGCATGGGAGTGAAGATCAACGGCGATTTTCATGAGTTCGAATTTCGCGGACCGGCTCGGGATCTGATCGATAGTGTTAGCTTCGCGGCGGGTGAGGGTGGGCTGGCTTCGTTTCCGGCTGAGCCGAACATCGGCGACTTCGAGTCGAATATCGTGCCCGGACACCTTGGTCAGGCTTGGTTAGGGGCGAGTCCGGAGCGCTTTTATACCATCACCGAAGCCGAGTTTACGCTGGATAATAATATCGACCTTCGGGACCGTGAGTTTGGCTCGACGCTGCCGCGCTGCCTTTCGGCCGGCCTTCGTGACGTTCGGTTGAATTTCTCCCTGCACGAACAAGACGACGCGGCGACGAAAGCATTGTACCAGGCGGCCCGCCAGCGCTCCCCTATCAGCGTTATGCTCCAACTCGGCCAACAGTCTGGCCAATTGTTCGGAATTTTTCTGAAGAGCATCGTTCCAGAAGTGCCAGAGTTCGACGACGGCGAGACCAGATTACAGTGGCGGTTCTCCGGGTCTCGCGCCCACGGCACGGTGAACGATGAAGTATTCATCGCCTTCGCTTAGAGTTCACAATGAAATACGCATCTATCAGAACTTTCCCGTCGGGATGGGCCCCCGGAGTTACCTATCAGATTGAGCGGATGTCCTTCGGAAGACGACAAGAGCTTACCAAACAAGTGCGTGGACTATTGGCGCGCCAGGAGTTCCACGCCGTCGGCGACTCTCCCCTGGACAAGGTCGAGGCAGCTCTGCTTTCGATGGAGATTGATCGAATCTATTGGAACTGGGGCCTAGTAAGTTTGGAGGGTCTCTTCATTGGCGACGAAATCGCCACGAAGGAAAACGTTTTCGAAAGAGGGCCCGAGCCACTTGTCTGCGAGATACTCTTGCACATTAAGTCAGAATGTGGGCTTAGTGAGGAAGAACGAAAAAACTAATTGTCGCCTTTCACTTTCAATTCTCGGATCCAGCCGCTTGGAAGTGCGACAGATGCCGTCAACAGCGGCTGGATCAAACACGCCGGTGCGCGTTCTTGCCGATGGAATCCTTGGGTCCGGTCCGGACCGTGTGGGCCCGAGGGCGAGCGTCAACCACTCAGTGCCCGAAGTCAGTGATAACCGCGGAGTCATTTACGCTGCTGGAAGCCTTCGCCGCGTGGCGGGCCCTAGGGCCGAGCCAAGTTTGGGAAATGCCCGCCAAAACCGTAGACGCGCTTTTTGTACTTCAAAACGAATGGAGGTCATTGCAATCCGATGCCCAATAGTCTTATCGATCAGTTGTTAAAAGTCGCGTTGCCGAGCTCGGTAGTGCCGGCCATAGGCGGGGCGATCCCAGGGGATCCGGTCGGCGAATCGCTTCGGGCGCTGACTGGCCAAGTCGAAGGATTGCGGGGTATTTACCAAACCCAAACGATTCAGGTGGCAGAGAACACGGCAGCAATTGTGCAAAGTACCAAGTCGCGAGGGTCAGAGCTGTCATCAACCGTCGCCAACGTTGCTAGTTCCACAGGCAGCGTGCTGGGGGGCGGACTCACTTTGCTGCCATTGGTCTCCGGGATTGCCAAACTGTTTGGATTTGGGTCGCGCAAAGAAGAGCAACCGGCACTATCGTCCTTCGCTTTACCCAGCGCGATCAACCTCGACTCCGCGGTCCGCCAGAGTGGAAGGTCTCCCCTAACCGGGGTGTCCTACGGACAGGATGGGTTACCTCGACAAGCGGCAGCGGTGACGCCAAGTCGGACCAACATAAGTGTAAATGTACAAGCAATAGACTCTCGCTCATTTCTGGACCATAGCGATGAAATCGCTCGTGCGGTGCGAGAAGCCATGCTCAATTCCCATTCGCTGAACGACGTCATCTCGGAGATTTAAGTAATGCCTGATTTTCCCCAGCTTCGCACACAAGCGGTAGTTCAGTATCCCGCACGCCGGCAATTGATGTTCGCGACTCAGGTACTTGAGTTTCTGGACGGCTCTGAGCAACGCTTCCGGCAATGGCCGGGAGCTCTGCGCCAATGGATTATCTGGCTGGACTTACTGACGGAAGAGGAACTGAATGCGTTTCGGCAGTTCTTCCGTAGTCAAGCTGGGCAAGCGCAGGTGTTTCGATTCGTCGACCCCTGGGATGGGACGGAATACCCGAACTGTACGCTAGAGGGCGACGACCTTGAGGTATTCCTGCGGGGAGAAGGCCGTGGAAACGTGAATCTAGTAGTAAAGGAATGCAGGTGAGGAAGACGCTATGCCAGTGAAACGAATTTTCCCGCAACTCGCGACGGGCGCAATAACGCAGTATCCGCTTCGAATCCAGGAGCGTTTTCGCACTTTGGTTAATCAGTTAGGTGATGGGAGAAGGATCCGGTATTCCGATGTTGGCGCATCGGCGTTGGAATGGGAAGTGTCACACCAGGGTTTGAGCGACGACGAGTGGCTAACAATGGAAGGCCTGTTTCGCGAGTGCGAGGGAAGGCGCTATCCGTTTCTTTTTCTCGATCCCTGGTCTAACTTGATTGCCGACAGTGAAACCTTTGTCAGTGCCTCTTGGACGAAAGAACCGGGCATTGGGCTAGCCGAAGGTTTAACTGATCCGGAGGGCGGCCCAAGGGCGACGCAAGCGACAAACACCGCTGCGACGTTGCAATCCGTCGCGCAGACCGTAGCAATCCCAGCCTGGTTTCAGTATTCATTTAGCGTATACGCCAGATCGAATCAGGCGGGGCAGATGCGGCTAATCGCTTCGACGGACGGAGCCTTTGCGGAGCGGCTCTTCGAGCTATCGTCCGACTGGCAAAGATACCCGCTTTTCTCCGCCATGACGGCGTACACGGAGATGGTTCAGGTGGCGATCCAGATTCCAGCCGGCGCAGCCATTGAGATTTTCGGAGCGCAGTTAGAGGCCCAGCCGTCGCCGTCACCCTATCAGCGAAACGGGTTACGCACAGGGCGCTACCCGGAAGCCCGTTTTGCGGGGGATACCTTGGCCCAGACCTCCACCGGACCTGGCGAACACTCTACCTCCATCCGCATCCGCAGCCAAGTCGTTGCCTATAGCTAGCTTTAATGAACGTTAAGAGGAAACCGAATGCCAACCGCACTTGAATTGAAGGAACAACAGACCCCGCAGACGCCGATACTCTTGTTTGAGTGCCGACTCGCCAATGGAAGCATTGAGCGATGGAGTACGCACCAAGTGGTTTGGAATAGCCACACCTACTCAGCGCGCGTTCTGGAGCACAGCTCCTTTGACATGAGAGCGGAAGAGGATGGAGTTTCAAAAGTCAGCCTGCTGATGGCAAACGCGGACAGCTACTTTTCCCAGGTGGAGCGAAACGTGGGATTGAAGGGCTCCCGGCTCGATGCCCAACTGATCTTCTGGAACCTCGCCACCGGCGCCGCCGCGTCGACGCCCGTAATGCTATTTCGCGGTCTGGCGAACGCCCCGGAAGAGGTGACTGAGGCCACCATGCGGATGAGCTTCGTAAACCGGCTTAGCCCGCAGCGAATTCTCCTGCCGAGCGTTCGCATTCAGAAACGTTGCCCGTGGCGCTTTCCAGCCACTGTACTGGATCGGGCACAAGCACCGTCGGGATTAGACGATGGTAAGTACTCAAGGTTTTTCCGCTGTGGCTACTCACCGGACCAACCGGACGGTGCGGGTAACCTGAATAGCGCGGGCCAACCATTCACTTCGTGTGATTTCACCCGCAGTTCTTGTGAAGAGCGAGGTATGTTTTCCGTTGACGCAAACAACCGCCCAACCAGAAGGTTTGGCGGCATAGAGTTCGTCCCGTCCACGATTCTCGTAAGGGGCGCTGGGGAGCAGAGTTCCCGCACTTCCGAGCCTCTGGCGAACGAGGCTCGTTACAACGATTTCGTGCCGATGATTTATGGAACAGCTTGGTATCAGCCTCCGGTTGTGTTCGCCCGAAACGACGGGAACCTGACGCGACTCGAAGTGCTGCTGGGCATGGGCGAGATGCAAGGGGTTTTGAAGGTTATTGTCAACGACATTGAAGTGCCGCTTGGCGTCGACGGTACCAATATGACAGCTACCGGTTGGTACAACGTAGTCTCGCTGGGGAATCGAACGGGCGGATTTAATCTTAACTTCTCGGATACCAGCGGCAAGCCTCTCGGTGATCCATACGGAAGTATGGCGTTTGCTTCGGTTGTGGTGCCCAATCGTATCGCCGACGGCCGAAGATTGCCTACGGTCAAGGTGCTCGCTCAGGGCATCAAGGTCTCGCGCTTCGAAGAAGACGGTAGCTATCTTGACGACGCATTCACGGCTAACCCGAGTTGGATCATGGTGGACCTCTTGCGGCGCTCCGGCTGGACCTTAGATGAACTGGACCTCAGTAGCTTTGCCAGTGTGGCTGCGCATTGCGACGGACCCGTGACCACGAGTGACCTCCACGGCACCAACATGACCGTACCACGCTATGAGACTAACTTGGTGCTGCGCCGCCGGCGCTCCGCCGCGGAGATCTTGCGTGGACTCCGAAACGCGGCGGCGCTCTATTTAACTTACGGACCCGGGGGCAAGCTGCAGCTAAAGCTAGAGAGTAAGCTCGCGATCAGCCATCCAACCAAGCCTGCGGGCTCCAATGCGCAAGCTCCGTTGTATGGGGGGTGGCCAGCCTACGAGTTTTCCGAAAGCGCAATTCTTCGGCGGGAGAATGGCAGCGCGGCGTTTCGACTATCGAGCCGTACAAATGCCGATTCACCGAATCGATTCAGCCTGGAATTTCAGGACGCCTTTAACGAGTATCAACAGGACAGCCTTTCGATTGTCGATGTCGAGGATACTGAACGCACAGGCCAGGATATTGCAGCTTCGATCAATGCCTTAGGCATTCCTCAATTTGATCAGGCGGCGCGAATCATTCGCCTTCAACTCGACAAATCGCTTAGGGGAAACACCTTCGCTGAATTTTCAACCAGCGTCAAAGCCCTAGGGCTGCGCCCGGGAGACCTTATCACCATAACCTATCCTAAAGAGGGCTTGGAACGGCAGTTATTCCGAGTACAGCGAATTCAGCCCCAAGCTAATTTCATGACTGCCGTAGTAACCGCCCAGATACACAATGAGGACTGGTACTTACAACCCGGTTTTCCTGGCAGTGGTTCCCGGTTCAGTGGAAGCGGAGGTCTGGGAATTCCGCGCCCATTAGTAGGAACAGAATTAGATCCAAACGGAATTCCTCGCTTCGGTGTTACGGAGTTCGTCATTAACGATCAGGTGAGTCTGCAAATCACATTCGTGCCTTCCGCGAGACCCGAGGCCTCTAGTGCTTCCCGCCCGCTGCTAGGCCTCACCCCCGATATCCAGAATACCGGAGGTACATTACCGGGCGGAAACAGTTACTACTACGCCGTTAGCGCACTGGACCTTTCGGGCGCCGAGAGTCGAATTTCGTTTATTGTCCGAGCGACACTTGGCTCCCAAACGAGCACGAACCTGGTTCGCTTGGTAAACCTTAGTTTTTCTCCCAGCACCTCAGCTTTTGTTGTTTATCGCGGCACGACGCCGCAGCAACTTTTGCGGATTGCGAACAACGTAGCGCCATCTTCCCAATTTGTCGACACTGGCTTAGTGCCCGAGCTAGTTCCGCCTCCGGACGAAAATTATCAGGAGGCTCGCTTTTATTGGCGGCTTGAGCTGTACCCAGAAGTGATCGCGAATCAATTCACGGCTACGACCATCGGAAATTCAGCGCTGGCACTGACCCCGAATGCCTTCAATGGCGCCGTGGTGAGGATCATGAGGGGGAGGGGGGCGGGCCAGGAACGGCTCGTTCAAGCGAACTCACCGACGGGGGTGGCCGTAACTCCAGCTTGGATTGTTATCCCCGACGCCACGAGCTATTTCGTCATCGCGGAAGCCGGCTGGAAATTGGGAACGACCAGCGCCACGAGCCCGGTGGCATTTCCGATCCCGAATCGAGGAGGCGTGACGCTGCAAATTGCTGGCCGCTCGGCAAACGCCAATGGGCACGAAAGCGCGCCCGAACTTTCGCCGATTACCCGGTGGCAAATCGGCGGTGGGAGTGGCGGAGGATCCTTAGACACTGGGGTGCCACCGGAACCTGTTTACGGTTTGGGGCGAACCCAAGATGGCTCCTTGGAGTTGTCAGGCGTGGGTTTCGCCACGCTGACTAATACCCGCACCATCTCCGGAGGAACGCTTACCCTCTACGCCTGGAATGAGCTGCTGTCGCCTTCGCTCCAATTGCTCGCCGCTGAGGTTAGCGCCGTGGCGACATCGATCGCCGTAACCACTCCCCGCGCCGGAGCAGAAGTAGAAAATTTACTTCAGATCGGGGCGGAACTTCTCAAGATTACTGCCATCTCACCGGATAGATTGACCTACACGGTCGAGCGCGCCTCCCATGAATCAAGCGCTGCGGTGCACGAACTTGGGGTGCCAGTCTACTATCTCGACCGCAACATCTTTGTCGTCGTGTTCGTGCGCGATTTCTTTGGGAGCCCCGCAAGTAGTCGCTACAGCCAACCGATCTATTGGCCCGATATGCGTGTCGCAGCAGCCGACTTCACGGTGACCAACTCCTTCGGCACGTCTCCGACGACCGAACGGAATTTCACCGACACTACCGACCTTGGCCTGCGCACGCTGTCTGGCGGGCAACTCACGCTTCAGGTCGATGGTCCCCTCGCCATTGGTTCGAGCATCACTCCAATTCTGGTCGTCGAACGGCAGCAAGCCATCGGCGAAATCTTCGCTGTCGTGGCTGACGCGCCGACCGGAGGCACGATCGTCGCGCGAGTGATGCGTAACGGACTCCCTTATGCTCAGGTGACGATCATCGCTGGCCGAACCCAATCGAATGCCGTGAGCGGATTCGGGCTACCACCTCTTCAGGCAAGCGAGCGGCTCACTGTCGATATCGTGAATGTTCCGTCGTCGGCCGCCGGAACTCCGGGCCGGGACCTGACTGTTGTCCTCAGCCGCTAA